AGTTCAAGAACGGCACGACCAACACGGTGGGGTCGTTCCTCACATCGGGCACCACCCAGAAGTTCCTTGAGTCCACGCTGGCGGGATCGCAGGCCACGCTGTCGCAGGCGACCGGCACTGTCGACGTCAGCTACCTGACCATCAAGGACAGCAACGCTACGGGCGGGGCCACGTTCTACGCATACTACGACCAGGGCAACGTGGACGCTGGCAACAACACCGGGTGGTTTTTTGGTCCTTCGCCCAACCTGCTCAATGAAGTAACATACCGCTTGCGCTCATTCACCGAACCAAGGAGATTCTAAAATGGCGATGAATATCAAAGCAGTCACCACCTGCTTGGGTTACCAGCAGATCACGAGCCTGAGCGCAGCCTCTGGCCTGACTGTGCCGACTCAGGCACCGGACGGCTCGTTTCAAAAGCCCACATTCGCTCTGATCGTTGCGGAAACGCAGGGCGTGCGCTGGCGTGACGATGGCACTGCGCCCACTGCATCCGTTGGGATGCCTTTGGCCGCCGGGGTTCCGCTGCAGTATGACGGCGATCTGAACAAAATTCAGTTCATTGAACAAGCCGCCAGCGCAAAACTCAACATCAGTTACTACTGCTGACCCTTGACAAGCGTTTTCTTAGCGCATAATCTGAGAACTGTACCGGCCCAGTTGACCGGGCGCTCTAACGAGTAAACCCATGACTGAACAAGTCCAAGAAGCCTTAGCGGAAGTTGACTCCGCGCCAGCACCCGAGGTGACGGCCACCCCGGAAGATGCACAAACCGCGCCGGAAGTAGCTGAGAGTCAGCCCGACCAACAGCCCGAGGAGAAGAAATTCACCCAGGCCGAGATCGATGCGATGATCAGCAAGCGCCTTGCCAGAGAGCAGCGCAAATGGGAACGTGAGCAGCAGGCAAAACTTGCCCAACCGCAAGTGCCCAAAGAAGTCCCGCCCATCGATCAGTTTGAGTCCCCTGATGCCTACGCAGAAGCGCTGGCAATCAAAAAGGCCGAAGAACTGCTCGCACAGCGTGAGTTCCAAAAGCAGCAAGCTGCGATTGAAGAGGCTTACCACGAACGTGAGGAAGAGGCACGGGCCAAGTACGACGACTTTGAACAAGTCGCCTACAACCCGCAGCTGCGAGTCACCGATGTGATGGCTGAAACAATCAGGGCGTCCGAAATGGGACCGGATCTGGCCTACTGGCTCGGCTCCAATCCCAAGGAAGCTGATCGCATTTCCCGTCTGTCACCTCTTTTGCAGGCCCGTGAAATTGGGAAGATTGAGGCCAAACTTGGCTCCAATCCACCTGTGAAACCAACAACGTCTGCACCTGCACCGATTACACCTGTGACTGCACGAACCAGTGGCAACCCGTCCTACGATACGACTGACCCTCGCTCTGTGAAGGCCATGAGTACCAGCGAATGGATTGAGGCTGAACGTGCCCGGCAGATGAAAAAGTTGCAAGCGCAAATGAACCGCTAACCTTGAAAGGACTCGCATCATGGCGAATAGTATTCTTACCATCGACATGATCACCAGGAAAGCCCTGGAGATCTTGGAGAACAACCTTGTTCTCACCCGCAACGTGAACCGTCAGTACGACGACAGCTTCGCTGTCGAAGGTGCCAAGATTGGTTCGACCCTGCGTATCCGTCTGCCCGACCGCGCTCTGGTGACTGATGGCGCTGCCCTGCAAGTTCAGGACGACAACGAACAGTTCACCACCCTGACCGTGGCTTCCCAGAAGCACATCGGCGTGAACTTTACGTCTGCCGAACTGACCATGCAGTTGGACGACTTCGCAGAGCGTGTGCTCAAACCTCGTATCAGTCAGTTGGCCTCCAGCATCGACGCTGATGTGGCTAACAGCTACAAGTACATCGGCAACACTGTGGGCACCCCCGGCACCACGCCCAGCACCTCGCTGGTTCTGCTGCAAGCCCAGCAGAAGCTCAACGAGAACGCTGCCGTGATGAACCCGCGCTACGCAACCGTTAACCCGGCTGCCAACGCTGGTCTGGTCGAGGGCATGAAAGGTCTGTTCAATCCGACCGACACCATCAGCAAGCAGTTCAAGGCTGGCATGATGGGTATGGGTGTGCTGGGCTTCGACGAAGTCAACATGTCCCAGTCGATCAAGCAGTTCACCTGCGGCACCCGTGACGCTACCGGCGGCACGACCTCTGCTGCTGTGACCGCTGAAGGCTCGACCTCGATCGCCATCACTGGCGCAGGCGCAAACGACACCGTCAAGGCTGGCGATGTGTTCACCGTGGCAGATTGCTTCGCTGTGAACCCGCAGACCCGCGAGTCCACCGGCTCGCTGTTCCAGTTCGTGGCTGTGTCTGATGTGACCCTAGACGGCTCTGGCGCTGGCACCATCACCGTGGCCCCGATGTACTCGGCCAACCACGCGCTGGCTACCGTGAACGCTCTGCCTGGCAACAGCAAGGCCGTGGTGTTCGTGGGCGCTTCTGGCGGCCAGTACGCTCAGAACCTGGTGTACCACAAGGACGCCATCACCTTCGCCACCGCCGACCTGCTCCTGCCGCAAGGTGTGGACATGGCCGCCCGCGCCGTCCATAACGGCATCAGCCTGCGCGTTGTTCGTCAGTACGACATCAACAACGATCGTATGCCCTGCCGTATCGACGTTCTGTATGGCTACAGCGTGATTCGTCCGCAGATGGCCGTTCGGATGTGGGGCTAATCAGTAACTTCTTTGAAAGGAAATCATCATGGCACTTCCTAACGGCGCTGGTGGCTACCAGCTTGGTGATGGCAATCTGAACGAACCCGTTCTGGGTTACCTGCCCGCCCCTACCACTGAAACCGGTACTTCTGCTGTCACTCTGACGGCTGCTGAAGTCACCGGCGGCATCCTGATCGCTAACCCCGGTACTACCGGCACGACCTACACGATGCCCATCGTGGTCACGTCCGGCGCTACCACTGGCGTTAACGATCTGGTGTCCAGTGCTAAGGTTGGCAGCACCTTCAACTGGGTTGTCATCAATATCGGCACGACCACGGGCGACATCACGATGGCCGCCGGTACTGGTACGGGCTGGACGATTGTTGGCTCGCTGACCATCAGCGACGGTACTTCGGCCTCGTTTGTTGCTCGTAAAACCAGCGACACGACTTGGACCCTGTATCGCGTTGCCTAAACCTGACAGGGGGCTTCGGCCCCCTGTTTGAAAGGACTCATCATGCCTAATACCAAAGCGATTGGCGTTGCGTTTGCAGACCCGGAATTTGAGTCAGTGACAGTTACTGGTGCGGTCACAGCCGCATCGGTGGCTGCGTCTGGTGCAGTCGCTGCTGCGTCTGTAGCTGCCACTGGCAAACTCTCTGGCACTCAACTGGCGCTGAACGCACCAGTCATCAAAACTGCCTCGTTCAGCCTTGCCGACAATGAAAACTTCATCGTCTGCAACGGCACTGGCAGCATCACGGTCACGTTCCCGACTGCCTCGGCCAACACTGGCCGGATGGTTTGGATCAAGACCATTGCGGCTCAGGCGGTTGCTTCCGCAAGCTCTAACGTCAAACCTATTGACTCCAACACGGCTGGCACTGCCATCGTTGACAACGTGGCTGGCAATTATGCTGTGCTGGTCTGTGATGGGACCAATTGGGTCGTCATGGCCGCCAACTAAACCTACGGGGGTCTAATCAGCCCCCTTCTTTCCATGGCCGTCATATACCTCACTCATCCGGTTCACGGAGCCAAAGTTGCCTGCTCTGACATGGAGGCAGATTTTGATGCTCAAAACGGTTGGTCACGCTACAATCCCCAGCAAGCAGCCGACGAAGTTGAACCGCAACTTGAGCCTACTGTGCGGCGCACACGGCGCAAAAGGGACGTTTTAAGCGAAGGAGAGTGACATGGCGACCTACACCGCAGGCGACCAAATTAACCGAGCGTTGCGGCTGCTAGGTGTGCTGGCCGAAGGGGAGACGCCCTCGGCATCGGTGTCTCAAGACGCCTTGATGGCGCTCAATCAGATGATCGACTCGTGGAACACCGAGCGTCTGTCTGTTTTTTGCACCATCGACCAGATCACCAACTGGCCTGTCGGCTCGATTGAAGAGACGCTTGGCCCCACCGGCTCGCTCGTGCGCCTCAACGGCACCGCCGTGCGGCCCATTTTGGTCGATGACGCCACATATTTCAAAGACCCCGGCACCGGGGTGTCATATGGCATCAAGCTGATCAACCAGCAGCAGTACGACGGGATTGCGGTCAAGACCGTGACATCGACCTACCCACAGGTCATGTTTGTCAACAACACCTATCCCAACTTCACGATCAACCTGTACCCACGCCCCACGCGACTGCTGGAGTTCCACTTCATCAGCGTGCAGGAGATCAGCCAGCCAGCCAACTTGGCAACCAACCTGCTGTTCCCGCCGGGCTATCTGCGGGCGTTTACCTACAACCTGGCCTGCGAGATTGCACCGGAGTTTGGGGTCGAGCCATCGCCGCAAGTGCAGCGCATTGCCATGACCAGCAAGCGCGACTTGAAGCGCATCAACAACCCGGACGATGTGATGTCGATGCCGTACTCGCTGATCGCCACGCGCCAGCGGTTCAACATCTATGCGGGTAACTACTGATGAAGACCCCGATCCTCGGATCAACGTATGTGGCCCGCAGCGTCAACGCTGCAGATGCCCGCATGGTCAATCTGTACCCGGAGATCGTGCCCGAGGCGGGCAAGGAGCCAGCCTACCTGCAGCGCTGCCCAGGCTTGCAGTTGCTCGCCACCGTGGGCACCGGCCCCATCCGTGGGCTGTGGTCGTTTTCAAATGATGCCACGGTTGCCTTCGTTGTCTCAGGCAACAGCCTCTACAAGATCAACACGGGCTACGCCCCCACGCTGCTGGGCGCAATTGCTGGCACCGGCCCGGTGAGCATGTCCGACAACGGCACGCAACTGTTCGTTGCAGCCAACGGGCCAAGCTACATCTACAACAACTCCACGAACGTCTTTTCGCCCATCACAGACCCGGACTTCCCCGGCGCGGTGACGGTGGGCTATCTGGACGGCTACTTTGTCTTCAACGAGCCAAACAGCCAAAAGATCTGGATCACGGCGCTGCTTGACGGCACCAGTGTGGACCCACTGGACTTTGCCTCGGCTGAAGGCTCGCCCGACGGCGTGGTGGGGTTGATCGTCGATCACCGTGAGGTGTGGGTGTTTGGCACCAGCTCGGTAGAGGTCTGGTATGACAGCGGCGCGCCGGACTTTCCGCTTCAGCGCATCCAAGGCGCGTTCAACGAGATCGGCTGCATTGCCGCCTACTCGATTGCCAAAATGGACAACAGCGTCTTCTGGCTGGGCGCAGACGCCCGTGGGCGCGGTATTGTCTACCGGGCCAACGGCTACAACGGCCAGCGTATCAGCACGCACGCTGTCGAGTGGCACATCCAGCAATACGGCAACCTGTCGGACGCGCGGGCGTACACCTACCAGCAAGACGGCCACAGTTTTTATGTGCTGATCTTCCCGAGCGCCAACACAACGTGGGTCTACGATGTCGCCACGCAAGCCTGGCACGAGCGGGCCGGATTCTCCAACGGCGAGTTCACCCGGCATCGCAGCAACTGCCAGATGTCGTTTAACAACCAGATCATTGTTGGCGACTACGCAAACGGCAACCTGTACGCCTTCAACATGGAGGTCTACGCTGACAACGGCCAGACTCAGAAGTGGCTGCGCACTTGGCGGGCGCTGCCCACCGGCCAGAACAATCTGCGCCGCACCGCCCACCACAGCTTGCAGATCGACATGGAGTCTGGCGTGGGCCTGAACGGGATTACTTACCCAAGTGTTAATAATTCCGCTATTGCAAACATTGCTATTGCAAGTGTTGCGATAGCTGGCACAAACTCAATCACGCCGATTGACGCCCAGATAGCCCCTGAAGTGATGCTGCGCTGGTCCGACGATGGCGGCCATACGTGGTCCAACTACCACACCTCGGGCGTTGGCGGCATCGGTCAGTACTACCGCCGGGTGTTTTTCAGGCGCTTGGGCATGACGCTCAAGCTGCGCGACCGGGTGTACGAGCTGTCCATGACCGCTCCGGTCAAGACGGCCATCATGGGCGCTGAACTGCTGCTCAGTCCGACCAATGCCTAACTACACCGCAAACCCCACGCCGATCACGCCGCCTCGGGTGGCGCTGATCGACCCGCGCACAGGGCTGATCGAGCGGTCGTGGTACATGTTCTTTTTGTCGCTGTTCAATGCAGCGAGCAACGATGATGCGGCAAAAGGCCCAAGCACGGACTCGCTTCTAGCGTCCTATGATGCCGCCTTGCGTGCGCTTGCTCAAGCCACAGAGACGCAGCCGCAGTCTGCCTTTGTCGATCAAATTGCCGAGTTGCAAAAGCAGATACAAGCGCTCCAAGTGACTTTGCCGCAGTCTGCTTTTGTCAACCAGATTGCCGAACTGCAAAAGCAGGTGCAGGCGCTTCAGGTGGCCCCGCCAATGCGTCAGTTTGAACGCTCCCGCTATGGTTCGTTCTACGACACTACCACGCAGCTTGCAGGGGCCATCAACACGGCCACCGAGATCACGTTCAACAGCACCGATCTTAGCCGTGGCGTCTACCTTGGCTCGCCGACCTCACGGGTCTATGTGGACACGATCGGCATCTACAACTTCCAGACATCCATCCAACTGGACAAAACCACAGGCGGCACAGCCGAGTTTTTTCTTTGGTTCCGGCTCAACGGTGTGGATGTGCCAGACAGCGCCAGCCAGATCCGAATTCAGGGCAACAATTCCGAGATCTTTTCTTCGCTGAATTACTTTTTTGACCTCAACGCTGGCGATTACGTCGAGCTGATTTTTTCCGTCACGGACCTCAGTGTCGAACTGTTGGCTGTGCCAGCGGCTGCCCCACATCCGGGTATTCCCTCTATCATCCTTACTGTTGCAAACAATATTGGAGGCATCCAATGACCGTCATCGTCAAAGCCATTGTCCCGGCCAAAACTGTTGAGAACACGCAAACAACTCAATACACGGCCACCAACGTCACGACCATCATCGACAAGTTCACGGCGACCAACTACAGCGCCTCGGCGGCGACGATCAGTGTCAACCTGGTCACGCTGGCCGGGTCGGCTGGCAACCAGAACTTGATCACCAAGACCAAGACGCTTCAGCCGTCCGAGACGTACACCTTCCCGGAACTGGTGGGCCAAGTGCTCAATCCTGGCGACTTCATCAGTACAATCGCTGGAACCGCCAGCGCCATCAACATGCGCGTCAGCGGGCGTGAGGTAACGCAGTGACAACGCGCTTGGTAGACGACCGCTATACGGGGCTGCGAATCGGTTATTTGGCGACCGATTGGAGCAGCCCGGTGTCGTTTGAAGACTACCAAGACGCGATGCAAAAGTGGGCGATTGAAGTGATCGAGAAGGACGGGCAACCAATTGGTGCCGTCTATCGAAGCGGCGACGAATTGCACGTTTCAGTTTTGCCAGATTGGCGGCGCAAATGGGTGACCAAAAGCATCTTGCGTCAGTTGTTCAACCGCGACAGAATAACGACACGAGTGGCGGCGGGGCATGACTACATGTACGGCATTTTGAAGCGTTTGGGATTTGAACACACCATCGATAACTGGATGGTCAAGGAGCAGCGACATGGGTATTGAAACCGCAATTTTAGGTAGCGCCATTCTTGGCGCTGCTGCATCCCGAAGCGCGACAAAGGCACAGGTCGGCGCTACTGACCGCGCCGCTGATCTCCAGCGCGAGATGTTTGAGCGCCAAGTCGAACTGAGCAAGCCCTATCGGGAAGCTGGCGAAGCGGCGCTCAATCGCCTCATTCCGATGGCGTCCGAGTACACGCCGTTTGGTATGCAACAGTTTCAAGCCGACCCTGGCTATGCGTTTCGCATGGCCGAAGGGATGAAGGGGTTGGAACGCTCGGCGGCGGCGCGCGGCGGCCTGCTCTCTGGCGCTACGCTCAAAGGTATCCAACGATACGGACAGGATCTTGGCTCGCAAGAATACCAAAACGCTTTCGACCGCTATCAACTGGAGCGCCAAGCACGCTTGGGGCCGTTGCAGTCGCTCGCTGGACTCGGGCAAACCTCTGCGCAGACGCTTGGTGGTCAAGCCGGTCAGTACGGCATGAACATGGCGAACTTGGCGACCGGTGCTGGAGCCGCTCGGGCAGCCGGGCAAATTGGCATGGCAAACGCTTTGGCCGGGGGTGCCAGCCAGTACTTGAATTATCAGGGCCAACAGAATCTGATCAACGCACTGCGCGGCGGCGGTT